GATGCGGACGGCCTCGATGCGCGGCCGCGGCGGCTCGGCATTGATCAGGTGGGGCGTTTCGCCGGATTGCACGCAGCGCCAGAACTTCTTTTCCGCCGACACCAGAACGGTGAGATAGAGCGGGTCCATCGGGATGGTGACCTCGACCCATTTGCCGCCACCGGTAATGATGGAGAGCACCGAGCTCCTCAGATGGGTAACCCACATGTTGTGCTGGAGCTGTGCCATGTACTTTTCGGCCGCTGCCTCTTCGGAGAATGACCAGGGCAGCATAAATTTGGCTTCGAACACGGCCTCCGTGCCGTCAACAATCCCATCAAGGGTGGCCGCCATCCAAGGTATTGCCGAATGCCTGACCCGGCGTTGCACGTCTCGGACCCGCCGGCCAGTGTTGCGCTCAAACCAGGAGCGGTTCAGCTCCTCGGTTGCTCTCCCGAGCTGCACGATGAGATTGCCCGAGAGGTCCTCCGGCTCGGCCTCGCCCCGTTTCTCGCGCCACAGGCGTATCAGGGCGGCTCCGTCGCTGCTCATGATGATCCGGGCATCGGAGCCGCCGATAAATGCGCGTCGTCCAAACCTAGCCGCTCCATCTCTCTCGCACCCTGACATTCCCGACTCCTTCCGAATTCTATCAATCGGTATAGATATCGTTCTACTAGTTATGATCAAAACCAGCTCGCGCGTCGCGCAGGAGTGGGTCCGGCAACTCTACAGCGCATTGAACGAAGCAACGGCATAGTGAAAGGAAACTTCTCAACCATCCTCAAGATACAAAAAGCTCTTGAACAAGCCGGCATCCATTTCACAGAAGACGATACCGGAGAGATCGGCGTCCGGTTGAAAATGAGGGTGCGATGACCTCCCTTGATCCTCGGAGTTAGCTGCTGGAACGTGAGGCCGAGCGCGTCGCCCCGCGGGCGACGGCCCGAGCCGCAATCTGTTCGTCGACGGCGCTCTGCCCTCGGGCGTGAAGTCATCGACGAGAAAGGCGGCGGCCGAGGTGTGCGGCTGAGGAAGAGGGCGCGACCGAGGGGGCAACGATCCGGTTGAAGGAGGATCAATGTCGATAATTGGCAAGTATTTCGACTGATCTCTGCGTTGATCCCGCTACGGCACTGCCGTTGCGATTCATAAGATTGTTTGGGTTCGGCCATTTGTTCATACCTCGTGTTCCAGCTTCCTTGGCAGAGCGGCAGCGGCCGGGGTTGAGTGGATTACGTCACGGCGAGCGGACCAAGGCCGCGATTGCGGAGCGGCAGAAATTCAGCGGATTGCTGAAAATGCTCCGCGCCGGTGAACTGCCCTCCTCAACATGCCGTCCCAGCCTAGTTACCGGTGGCGGCAAGTTCGACCAGGATCGGGGTTCATGCCGGGCTTGGCCAATCGGCTCGCTATCGTCCGCATGGCCTTGCACCGCGCGGATTGTCCTCGCGGTGGTATTGCTCGATACTCTTTGCGACGGAAAATTTGTTTGCTATCTGTAAGTTTGACCGATGTTCAAATCTCGCTTCCAAATCGCCGGTGAGGCGCTGGCGATCGCGGCGCTTTCGGCGAGTGTCGCCGCTCAGAACGCGCAAGCGCCTATCAATACGTTCACGGATCTAGAGGCTGCGCTGCTGGCGTGCTGGGTTCCGCCGCCGACGGAGCAGTCGCGTCCAGGCATGCAGATCACGGTGCTGATGAGCTTCAATCGCAACGGCCAGCTATTCGGACAGCCAAGGATCGCATTTCAATCGAGGGGAACGTCGGAGACGGAACGCTGGCCATATCGGGTTGCCGTGGCGCAAATGCTCAAACGATGTGCATCTTTGCCGTTCACGCAGGCGCTCGGAAACGCCGTAGCCGGCCACCCGGTCACCATGACCTTGGTCGATGATCGGGAACACCCCCCCTGACTCATCGAAAGCAGTAAGCCCAGGATTAGGAAGCACGGTGCCGAGCAACAGGCCGAAGATGAGTTGTGTCAAGCTCATGTGAACATGCGAAGCGCGCCTTCGTGCGAGCGCGCCGCGAGCGATTGGCGGCATTTGTATGGATTGATGGGCGAGGCGCCTGCTCTTGAGCTCTTGCCTTGCTGTCCCATCTCGAACTGTTCCAACCTTTCTCACGTCGTAAATTTCAAATGGTATATTCACGAACGCGGGTGAGCTGGTGTCTCGAACCCCAGGCCATCGATAGCGACCTGACCGACCGTCACTCTGCTCTTATCCAGTAGGATATAGTGGATCTTGTCCTCCCACACATCGGCCTCATAACGCGCTTCCTGTTGGGGCTGGATGTGCTCGCGCTCATCACGCTGCTCGGCGGCGCCTACCGTGAAGCGCGAAGCGGAGGAATGGTGGGGCCAAACGGAACGGCGATAACGCCTACCGGTAAAGATCGGATCGCGAAATCCCGCCTCCAAGTGTGTGCCAACACTGGCGGGGATTTCGGGACCCCTCATGTACGGGTTCGGCGGCGATTAGTTGGAGGATCTACTCGCATCGTCCGACAAACCAAGTCTCTCAGAAAAGGTACGATCGCCGTCTCGCGCGTCGGTGGCGTTGATAGGAAACAAGCGCGCGAACGCCATATCCGAGAATGAACCCAATTACGAGCCCGATTGCGAGAGCAACTGCGAGGTCTAGCATCGTAGACCGCGGGGGCCCGGATCTGCGTCGAGCGTGTCACGTTGCCAACCGTAGACCCGATCTCTCATTCGACCCAATCATTCTCCCCTCAGTCGAGGCCTCCTCCTCCTCAGCCGCACACCTCGGCCACCGCCATTCTCGTCTATGAACTCGACGCCGGCGATTTCGATCGCAGTTCTAATCTTTTCTGCGGTGTGTTCGCGCCCACCCAATTCGCCGTCCACCGATGCGCCACAGTTGGTTCTGAAACGCCCGAATAATGAGGCAAATCAGCTTGGGACCAGCCAAGCAGAGCTAGTGCTGCTTTAACTTGACGTGTGGTTATCAACCTTCGTCCTCGATTTGATAGAATTTCTATTGACTTCGGGACATGTGGGGTCGGGGAGCGCCCTGTCCGTGACGCGCCGGTCCGGTGTTGCGCTCGTACTAGAAGCGATTCAGTTCTTCGGTGGCAGCCCCGATCATCTTCGAGGAAATGAATACAGGAGTGCCGCAAGCGCTCGACCAGATCGGCCGAGCGGGAGCACGTGACCACAGTTGCAAGCGAGCTCCGATCCCTGTCTACTAGCGCTTCTTCCTTTTTGAAAATCGAAGCCCGTATCCGCCGATATCGTCATTCTCGATAAATGCGATGCCAGCTTGCTCAAAGGCTGCCTGAATCCTGATTAACGTCGAAGCATAACCCGTGATGGCCTCGTCACTTTTCTCAATGCGGTAAATTGTAGCCGTCCCTACTCCAGAGGCCTTCGATAGGTCCTCCTGCCGCCACCCCAATAGGGCGCGCGCAGCCCGAATTTGTGCCGATCTAAGCATGAGGGCACGAAATTTCCCCGATTCCTTTGCTGTTGACAATCTTTGGGGTCTGATCGATAATCCATCGTCTCAGTCTATTGGCTAGCCAAATGTGATGAATATTCGGGAGACCAAGATGGCAGAAATTGAATTGGAATTTCGAAGACCCGTCGACCGCCGCTCGTTCATTGGCGGCTCGGACGCCCGGATCATCATGGGCGCTGATCAAGCCGCCCTGGCCCGCCTCTGGCGGGAGAAACGTGGCGAGGCCGAGCCTGAGGACCTGTCCGGCAACCTAGTCGTGCAGCTCGGGGCCGCCACCGAGGAACTCAATCGCTCCTGGTACGAGCGCAACAGCGGCCGGCGCGTTTCCGACGTCCAGCGCCAAGTCAAGCATTCGGCCATCCCGTGGATGGCCGCAACCCTCGACGGCATCGTGGAGGGCACAGAAGCCGTGTTCGAGGCCAAGTTCATGCTGCCGTGGTCATTCTCCGAGGAAGCCGCGGTCGAAAAGTATATGGCCCAGCTCCAGCACAACATGTGGGTCACCCACTTGAGGACCGCGGTGCTCTCTATCATCACGGGCGGCGGCAAGTGGGTCGAGATCACACTCCCCATGGATCCGCTCTATCTCAGCGTCCTGGTCTCGGCGGAAAAGAAGTTCTGGCGCTGCGTCCAGTCCGGCGAACCGCCCCATCTCATCAATGCCGAGCCGCCGCGACCGCGCATCGAGGCCATTCGCATCGTCGATATGAGCGCGTCGAATTCCTGGGCCGAGTTCGCTGCGCTCTTCCGCAACACCCGGAGTGCCTTTCTCGACCACGAACGGGGCAAGAGAGAGCTCAAAGCCTTGATGCCCGACGATGCCAGAGAGGCCATTGGGCACGGCGTGCGCGCCAAGCGTTCCAAAGCCGGGGCGGTGAGCTTTGATGTTCTGGAGACGGAGGCCTCCCGTGCCCCGGTCCAGTGAAACGGTCGCGGCGCTGGCCTCGGCCTTGGCCAAGGCCCAGGCCGAACTCGTCAATCCGGAAAAGTCGCTCACGGCTACCATCCGCGTTGGCCGGCCAGGGGAGGGCGAGCGCAACTTCCGCTATGCGCCGCTCTCGAGCGGGCTCGACATCGTGCGCAAGACGTTGGGGCAGCATGAGATCGCCACGTTACAGACGACCGCCATCGATCAGAGTGCCGGCATGGTCAATTTAACCACCACGCTCGCGCACGCCTCCGGCGAGTGGATCGCGTCCGATTGGCCGGTCTGTCCCATCGCCGAGACCGCTAATCCCCAGCGCATGGGCGCAGCGCTGACCTACGCTCGCCGCTACGCCTTGTTCACGCTCGTGGGCATCGCCGGCGAGGATGATCTTGATGCGCCGGATGCCTGTGATGGACCACCCTCGTTGTCGCCGTGGGCAGTCGACCGCTGGTTCAAGCCGAGGGACGGCCAATCTCGGATGCCGGCGCGAACGCCTGGCAATGGACATGGCCGTGGCGGCCGCAAGGGCCAGTTCCCCGTTATCCTCAATCCTGAGCAGTCAGCCGCGCTGCGTGAAAAGCTGCTGAGTGAGCTGAGGAACATCACGTCGGTTGATCTCGCCGCGGCTTGGGCGCGTGAAGCGCTTAGCCCCAAGAGCAGCCTCACAGCAACCGATGCCAAGCTCGTGGAGGACGCCTTTGAGCGCAGGCTATCGGAGATCCCATCATCGGATGCGGCCGCATCCTCAAATGATGAGTCTTCAGGGCCTGAGATTGCCGGCCCGCACGTGATTGCCACCACCGCAAGCATCGACGCTGGTCACGCGAGGGGCATCGACAAGAGCATCCTCACGGTCGCTGCCCCGCGTCGCTATCGCAACCGGGAACACCTTCGCTACGTCGCCCAACAGGCATGTCTCGTGTGTGGCCGCAAGCCCTCGGACCCTCACCACCTCGGATTCACGCAGCCTCGTGCGCTCGGCCGCAAGGTCAGCGATGAGTTCGCGGTCCCACTCTGTCGCGGGCATCATCGTGCCGTGCATCGCTCACGCGACGAGCGCGCGTGGTGGCGGCAGGCCAGCATTGACCCGATCAAGGTTGCCC